CCAGCCTCGATCATAGCTCAGGTCGGGCCATGAAAAAGCCCCCCAGGCATCTGACCTCCTGGGGGGCTGTGTGTCCAACGCGGAGTAAACCGATCAGATCGTACCACCGTAGGGGCTGTTTGTCACCAACCGGACCAGCGGGATCAGTCGCGCATCGTTGTAAGCAAGCGCGTGCTGAGAGCCGGTAGCTAGCTGAGCGTTGGTTGGGTTGTCAACAGCAGTACCAGACAAGGTAGTGCCAGGAACGTGGAAGCTGTGATGGTAGTCCACAATAATGCCATCTTGCTTGGATGGTGCATTGCGAACCGTCTCGATCTCAAGGGGAGTTTGTTCGCCCTCAAGCATGACGCCATCGCCACAAAGGTAGCTAACAAACTGCCGCTGTTGGCCGCTGGTGCCAATGATCGGAAGTTGGTCATCAACCACGACCTTAACGTTAAAAGCGCTACCAATCAGCAAGCGCGTGTTAATGCCCCTGCGGTCAGCATCATAGGTCAAGAAGCCTACTTGCTCAAGATAGGCTTGAACAAGAGAGTGACAGAACAGAGTAGTAATCTCAGACTGCCGTTCGCCCAACTTGTAGCGAGCTTCGATAACGTTTTCAGCCGTCAACCAGTTGGCAATGGTAGAGCCAGTGGTAACAGACTTGTTTACGTTATTGGTGGCATTAAGCGGGCCGCCAGTGCCAAGCAAGCCCTCAAGTTGCGCAATCATTTTGCGGGTCTTGATCTTGTTGAGCGCCGGCTCAAGCTGACTCGTAAGTACCTGCAAAGGATCTTCGCCGCTGGCCAGCTTCGAGAGCTTGTCAACAGCGTAAGCAAAGCCACGGTGGGTGATAGTGGCGTACTGAGTAGCGCTGGTGATGCCTTGGAAGGTGAAATGGCCTTCGCCAGAATCGCCCCACTCACGGCCGGAATCCATCCTCTCTTCCACCGGGTCAATCGGTCGGAAAAACGGCGCTTCGACCCGAACGCCGGTAGTGGAGGTGAGGAGCTGGTTGCTTCTGGCCAAAATGCCAGAGCGAACCATCATGGACTTGTTAAAAATCTCTTCTTGAAGGTAGGCGGCAAATTCACCAGAAGTAGCAAGCCGCGTAAGGCTTGTTACATCGCCGGCAAAAGTACCGCCCAGGTTACCAAGGAACACTGGAGGAAAAGCAGAGGTTGTTTAGTCGGCATGACCGCACAGCCGTCGATGCTTTTGCCCAGGGTTCGGCACAGCTTTACCCTTGGCCGCGAGAGGCGATGATAGCCTCCGCTTCAGCCTTCAGCTTAGCAGCTAAATCAGGATCTTCATGCTGTATGGCGATGCGTGCGGTCACGTTTCCACCAGGAAGCCATGGGTTGGTGACAATGCCGCCACCAGGAGCGGCAGAAGCGCCCGTAGCCGGCCTGGAGCCCATGCCACCGCTACCGCCTTGGGGCTTGAACAGATAGGCGTATTGAGGGTTTTTGCGGAGCTTGCCGGCAAGGTCGGTGATAACAACCTCTAAGCCATCAATAACTGCAATAGTTTTGCCGTTCTTGTCTTGAACGAGAGAATGTAGCAATGCCCATGCGTGCTCGGGATGGAACACTTCGGCGGCATTAAAGACAGCAAGAAAATCAGCACGCTTACGATCTTCGACGCGCTTAGCGTCTGCTTCTAAAATGGCCTTGTCCTTTTCTTCGTTTTCTTTCCTTAGCGCTTCAAGGTTGTCGTTTGCTTGTTTGAGCAGTTGTTCAAACTCGCCTCTTTTTTCTAAGTCCTTTCTAACGCGCTCCGCTTCCTTGTCTCTCAGCTCCTTAAGTTCGTCGGTTACTTTTTTCTTTTCAGTTAAAATTGTCTCCTTGTTGCCATTTACAGCAGCCAGTTGTTGCTTGAGGTCTTCGGCTTCTGCGGCCTTGCGTTGCAATTCTGCAATTTGTTCAGCGGTGAGTTCCATGACTTGATTGGTGGATGCGCTATACTGTAGCGCGTAACCGATTCATTGCACCATGGCAACAGCCGCCCCGACTCCAGCCCCTGCGGTAAAGCCCAGCGTTCCGGCTGCTCCCGCGCCCACTGAGCCCGTGGCCCCTGCCGCGCCCGATCCGGCTACTGAGATTGCACAGCTCAAAGCACGGCTGGCACAGCTTGAGCCGGCTTCTGACGACGAAAACAAGCCGACCGGCCCTGAGACAGTCAACATGGGCGGCCTGGTACTTCGGAAGACCGTTGGCGCAGACGGCGAATGCAAGACCGAAGTGTTGAAAAAGCCGATGATTAATCGTGAGTCGATTCGGGCCACTAAGGCCGTTCAGCGTGAGTCCGGCTTCTGATCGCAGCGCCTAACTGAAAGCCCCTGAACTGCTGCGTGTAGCGGTTCAGGGGCTTTCTTAGTGTCTTCACGCACTGCCAGCGCTTGTTTTTCGACCAGCTCCAGAAGACGGGAGCGAGCGTCCTGATCCTGCGGCACCATTGGCGTTCTGCGTTTTTTGCTGCTCAAGCATAACACGTTCCGCCTCTTTTTTCAACTCTTTAACGGCTTTGCCTAGCTCAACTAGATCCACGTCTTCAGGTATCCATTCACCTTGGGCCAGGATGCGATGGAATAGTTCAGTCGTAATTTGGCCACTGGCCTCTATGTCAGCCAGTACGCTTACATCTTGGCCTAGCAGGCGATAGAAGTCAAAGTCTTTGTCGATAACAACCCTAGGTGGTTCTATGCCTCTGTATTCTGCCGCCATTCTAAATGCTTCATTAAGTGCAGCCTGCGTTTCAGTTGCAGCCACTGATAGCACGCAGTTGGCTTGCTGGTGGTCGATACGCTTTGCGTCGGCACTTTCAGCTACATGCTTCTGACCTAGCAGCTTTGTAACGCCAAGATGCGAGATTTCATTCTCCAGGCGATCAAGTAAAGCCGCTTGCGCTACAAAAGAGCCAGCGTCACACCGAACCCAGTACGCTTTGTGGCCGACATTCATTCTGATGGCATAATTCTGCCCCGTAATCGCCTCGTTATTGTCGTAATCCTCTAGCACCAGCAATCCAATAGCGGCAATGTGCAACGAATGCAGAAGGTCCGCTAGGCGCCGGTAGTGGGCGATATTCAGATGCGCAACGTCAGACAGTGGGGGAGTAGCGCATAAGTAGCCTTCTTTCTCAGCATAGATATGCACTAACGGAATATAGTCGAGAGGGGTAAAGCCAATGTCACCTATTGTTTTGTTTGATTCAAACACTTCGTAAGCGCCAGGGACAAGAACGCGAGCGACAAAAACGTACTCTTCCCCGTAGGCGCCCTTAGCAACTTTGCGCTCTTCCTGATAGCGAAACGTTGTTAGCTTTGCGCCAGGATCGTCGCTTTCTCGCCGGCTGCCTAAATACTGCCATGGATCAACCGGCACAAAGTATGGGCGCAGTGGTTTAATCTGATCGTTAGCAGATTGCGCTTCGCGTTTTTCCGCGTCGACAACTATTGACGACATGCCATAAGTAAGCGCAACTTCTAGCCGCTTTAGAGCAAACAAGTCCAAAGAAGTACCGTCGCCATCAACATCTTTCCTAAACTCCTCTTCCCAGTATGGATCACCGCCTTCTAGTTTAATCATCTTACGCATAACCATGCCGGCTGCGTTATGAATTAAGCGCTTTGTAAATGGCGCTAAAACAGAAAGATTAACGCGAGTCTTCCATGGGTCAATTTTGGTCTTGGGATCTTCTTGCTCTCTTGGTTCACGCGGCAGGTAGATATGTGCATTTGCATGTAAATACTCAGTCCCCTTTGTGACGGCTTGCATTATCTCCCACTTTTGCCGCATTCGCCTATTTATGTCGTCCATATAAAATGGACTATCTACGTCTATGTAGTTTGGCAGTGATATTTTTCTGGTTGCTAGGTTCATTGCGGCAAAGCGTTTGCCAGTAGCCTAGCCTGCCGGCGCCAGGATGCACGGGTTACAGTCGGTGGATAAGATCGAGTCTCCATGGCGACAGCTACTGCCCCTACGGGACTTCGCCCAAGTGGCGACATTGTAGTAGGTAAAAACCGGCTTTCTCTGCGGCCAATGCAGGGGATGATTTTTAATGATCGACGCCGTTTTCGTGTTGTCTTAGCTGGCCGGCGTGGCGGAAAGACGGTGCTAGGGGCAATCGAAATGCTGCGCGGCGCTAGTGAGCGCAAGGGCAATTACTATTATGTTGCGCCAACGTATCGGATGGCAAAAGAGATCGCTTGGGATACTTACAAGAGTATTATTCCAGAACGCTGGATAAGAAAGAAAAACGAATCAAACCTTAGAATAGATTTGATTAACGGATCTTGCATCTATCTCAAGGGCTCTGAAGATCCAGATGCTTTGCGCGGTCCTGCATTAAGTGGAGTAAATTTAGACGAATGCGCTTTTCAGACGGAATATACATGGAGATCAGTTATCCGTCCTGCACTTTCTGACCGCAACGGCTGGGCGCTCTTTACTACCACTCCATCGCCTGAAGGCACCGCAGGTTGGTTCTACGAAACAATCTTGCTTCTACAGAATGCTGACATGGCCGATCCTGGCCTGGAGAGGCTTGACCCTAAGCAATGGTCATTATATGAGTACACATCCTTGCAAGGCGGCAACATTCCAGCATCCGAGATTGCGGAAGCCAAAAGAACGCTAGCGCCTGAAGTGTTCGAGCGCGAGTACGAA